GAGAAGGGTTAAAAAAACAAGGAGATAGCATAGAGTTTATATCAAACTTTGAACCAACTGAATTTTTACAAGTGCTTCCTTTAATATTTGATAAAAATAAATTAAACGCTTACATATTTTGTAATAAAGAACTATTGCCAGATTATTTAGTTTGGGCAAGAGATAGCGGTTATTCTTTTAATGTTTTGATTTGGAAAAAGCCTAATGCGATACCAATAGGTGACTCACATAGACCAGATATAGAATACTTGCTTTTATTTAGAAAGTCAGCCATTTGGAATAATGGTTTAGCTGATGTTAATTATTCAAGATGTTTAGAATTTGGAAGAGAGAAAGGACTACACCCGACTATGAAGCCTATTGAATTAATAGCAAATGAAATGAAGATAAGCTCGAATCTAAATAGTTTAGTATTTGATTTCTTTTTAGGTTCAGGCTCAACAATGGTAGCTTCACATCAATTAAAAAGGAAGTGCTACGGAATGGAACTTGACCCTAAATACTGCCAAGTAATAGTAGACAGGATGCGTAAACTTGACCCGACATTAGTTATTAAAAAGAACGGGTTACCTTTGTAATAACAAAGAGATAAATAAGAAGATATGGCAAACGAACATAATTTAAAACCAGTACAAAAAGGCGAGATAAGAAACCCAAACGGCAGACCTCGTAAGTATGTAAGCCTACTTAAAGAGCAGGGATATAAACTTGCGGAGATAAACGACACCATACAAGCTATGATGTCAATGGACTTAGAGGAACTTAAAACAGTATGGGATAACCCAAAGGCAACGATATTAGAAAAAACTATTGCATCTGCTATGCGTAAGAGTTTAGAGAAGGGTAGCCTTTATAGTTTGGAAACTTTACTTACCCGTGTATTTGGGAAACCAAAGGAAACAGTAGACACTACAAACAAAACTGAGCTTACAGGCAAAATACAAGTAGAAGTAATTACAAGCGGAGTGCCTTTAGCAAATAGAGAAACAGATGTTTAAAACAACCGATGTATTTTTAAGTAACCGAAATGCCGATACTGATATTATAATCAATCAAGGCGGTACAAGTAGCGGTAAAACTTACTCAATACTTCAAAACCTATTCCTTCACGCAATAGAAAACGATAGGTGCATTATAACTGTTGCAGGTCAGGATATACCGAACTTAAAAGTTGGACCGATAAGAGATGCCCATAACATAGTGGATAATACAGAAGGACTTAACAATTACATTTTAGAATATAACAAATCGGATAGGGTATTTACTTTTGTTAATGGATCTATTATAGAGTTTAAAAGTTATGATGATGCCCAAGATGCCAAACAAGGTAAAAGGGATTACTTATTTTTAAATGAAGCAAATGGCGTAGACAAGATTATTTGGGACGAGTTATATATAAGAACCAAAAAGAAAAGCTATATAGATTATAACCCAAACAATGAATTTTGGGTACATACCGAGTTAATAGGTAAACCTAACGTAACGCTAATAATTAGCGACCATAGGCATAATACATTCCTGGATCAAAAAATACACGATAAAATCGAGGCAATAGACGACCCAGAACTTTATAAGGTATATGCTAGAGGTCTAACAGGTAAACTTGAAGGGGTAATATTTAGAGATTACAACATAGTTAGTGGAGTTGATCCAGATGCTAAACTTATTGGCTATGGACTAGACTTTGGCTTTAGTAATGACCCTACGGCTTTAGTTGCTCTTTATTCTCAATCTGGAGAACTTATTATAGACGAACTTATTTATGATAGGGGATTGCTTAATATCCGTATTAGCGATTTAATGCGTGAATTAGGCGTTAATGGGCGTATTATAGCAGATAGTGCCGAACCTAAGTCAATCGCTGAATTAGGGGCGTATGGGTGGCAAATAGAGGGTGCTAAGAAGGGACCAGATAGCATAAGACAATCAATCAATACTCTAAAGAGATATAAACTCAATGTAACCCAAAGATCCAGCAATCTTAAAAAGGAACTTAACGGGTATAAATGGAAACAAAATAAAGACGGCAAACTTGACAATGAGCCTGTGGACTTCCTTAATCACGCAATAGATGCCCTTCGTTATGCATCACTTAATATCCTGGATAACCCAATGTCTGGGAAATATGCATTCCTGTAAATTATTGATTATCAATAAGAAATAAAAATATTAATTTTTTTTTTAAAAAGTTTACCCATTTTGATTGTGGAATGTGTATGCTTTGTATATTTGATATATCAATCAATCAAAAAACACAAACACAATGACAACTTTAAGCCAATTAGAAAAACAACTACAAGACCTTAGAATTGCTTTCGCACAAAAGCTTTTAACAACAAATGAATACTGCGAAACATACTTAGCAATTAGTAAAAAAATACAAGCAATCAAATAAACAAAATAGGGGTGCGACTATTCAACGCACAATTTAACCAACTAAACCAAACACAATGAAAAAAGAAACCGCACAACTTTTAGCCGTATTTTTAGTAGCTTGTTACCTTATTGGGCAATTACAAGACATATACTCAAAATGATTTACGCTATCTGCCTTCTGCTAATTGCAACAGGTTTTGTAATGGCAGCATTAACTGACTACACAATAAAACACAATGACCCAAAGCACAAAAGAATACATAGACAAGTATTACGCAAGTGAGCCGATTAGTATAATGATGTCTAACATCGATGCAACCTATCTGGAGATACTTACCTACTGCAACGAGAAGGGTTACGAACCTGCAAAGCGTAGATTAAGAAAACCAGAACATAAGTCAGAAATTGGCTTTTTTGATATTGATAATTACAAACCCGAAACAATATAAAATGGAACTACAACAAATCTTCGAAACAACAAAAGAACAAAGGACTGAGTTTACCTATGAATTAATTGAACGCTTAAACGCAGGGGAACTTGACCCGTTAAAAACACATCTCCAGGTTAAAGCCTTAGAGGATATGCTTGAAACCCTAAAGGCGAATAAGGACTATAAAGATGCAGTATTACAAGCAGCCGTATTAAATGGTAAGGACTTTGAGTATATGAGTGCAAAGTTCAACATTAGAGAAGTAGGCGTTAAATATGACTTTAGTAAATGCGAAAGTCCTGCTTACGAGGAGATAATGACCGAGTACAATAGTGCAGCTAAAGCCAAAAAGGATATGGAAGAGTTTCTAAAAAAAGTTCCGCATCAAGGACTTGATATTATTAACGGAGTTACTGGCGAGGTTACAAAAGTTTACCCACCTGCCAAGAGTAGCACAACAAGTGTAGCCGTATCATTAAAGTAATAAAAATATTGTACTTCTTTGCAATTTGCTTACCTTTGGCAGCGTTATGCTACATAGGTGGGCATCTTGCTTATGAGATAATGTTAAAACTAAGAAAATGAGTTGGAATAAAATATCGGTATGGCAATACCAACAAATGCACCCTATCATTACAAACCCACCAGAACATTTGTCAGAGTTTGAATTAGAATGCAAGTTAGTAGGCATAGTCAATAACCTTACGGACAATCAAGTTCTTAATCTACCTAAAGACAAGCTAAACAAATATAGGTCGGAGATAATATTCCTTAAAGACAACTACGAAGGTATACCCGTAAATAGGGTAAGAGCCAATGGCAAAACGTATAGGTTTATCCAAGATGCAAAGGACATTAACGCTTCACGCTACATAGAAAGCAAGTATTTTTGTAAGGAACTTATACCTAACCTACACAAGATAGCGGCATCTATTACTATCCCACAACAAAGAAAATGGCTTAAATATATAGACCTGCATTATGACTCGGACAAGCATCAAGAGTACGCTAATGACTTTTTGTTTGCCAATTTCAAAGAGGTTTATTATTCGGTTGTTTTTTTTTATCAAGTATTCAAAGATTGGACTCCAATTACCCAGGACTTTTTGGAGAAGAGCCTACTAAAGGAGAATATGCAACAGGACAAGGCACAAAAGGTGGCAGCAATTTTATGGAGTATTTTGGGTGGCAATACTGTACCAAAATAGTATCTGAGTACGAAGCCATACCTTTGCAAGAGGCTTACGAACTTAAAATAATACATTACTTAAATAGCTTATCGTATTTGAAAGCCAAGTCGGACTTTGACTCGGAAGCAATTAGGAAGATTAAATAAGACCCCAAGACCCCCAGACAAGCCCTGCCATTTTTGGTGGGGTTAGTTATTTTTAGACCTTCCTTATATTTATTAGCGTGAGTATTAGTAGAAATCAATTACA